TGGCTGCTCCATTCTCAAGTCGCTTGTTGAGGCAGACAGGCTTGTCATTCAGGACTTCGATGTCATCAAGGAACTATTTGCCTTCGTTGCCAAGAAGAACTCCTTTGAGGCAGAGGTTGGATACAACGACGATCTTGTCATGACTCTTGTACTCTTTGGGTGGCTGTCAACTCAGCCGTACTTCAAGGATCTTTCCTCAATGGACATCCGCAAGGACATATATCAGGAAACCATCAACAAACTTGAGGAGGAAATGACCCCCTTTGGTTTCATAGACGATGGCATGGACGACCAACCCGCGACAACAGAGTCCGATGGCACCCAATGGTTCCGCGAAAGGCAATCTGATCATTCAGGGTGGTATTGATTCCAAATACTCAAAATCCTACATATCCGAGTAGATTCATCGGGAGAACCAAATGAGCAGACTACCTGTACAACTTAGCCCTGGTGTGAACTTTTCGGAAATTGATATCACGACGATAGTTCCTAATGTCGCAACTGCAACGGGAGCAATCGCCGGTGTGTTTCAGTGGGGTCCAGCAGAAAAGATAACGACTGTTACGAATGAAGATCAACTTGTGGCAATCTTCGGAAAGCCCCTCCGCGATGAGAACGGAATCGATTTCCACTGCGCGGCAAACTTCCTACAGTACAGCCGCGACCTTCGCGTGGTTCGCGTAGTCGGTTCCGATGAGACAAATGCAAACTCAGCAGGTACTACGGGGCTTCACTTCCTGAATGAGGATATTCTTGATTCTGCTTCTCTTACCGAGCCATTTTACGCGAAATATCCTGGAGTTTTGGGTAACTCGCTCAAAGTTGTTGTGTTGGATGGAGCAGGAGAGGCAAATCTCACGACCGCTGCAACAGCCGCTGTAGGTACAGACATCATCAAGTTCACAACCACCATCGGTGGAACTTTCGAAGTGGATGACAAGTTGATATTTGCAACAAGCAACTTCTCACAAACCTTCTTCGTTGAGTCTGCGACTGGATTGACCGCAACCGTCAAGAACTTTGTTGCAAGCACCATCCCAAGTGGTGCTACGGTTAAATACCGCAGCAAGTATGCAGATCTATTTCAGTTGACTGCCGAGACAAGCACACAGGCAACCAATCGTGGTGGAGCAAACGACGAACTGAACATAGTTGTCGTTGACGAGGATGGAGACTTCACAGGAACGGAAGGAACCGTACTTGAGGTCTTTCAGAATGTCTCCAAGGCATACGATGCCAAGAACAACGACGGTGCGCCAAACTATTTCAAGAGTGTTGTCAACAACAATTCCAACTATGTCTGGGCAGGAGATGTCGAGAGTCTTTGGGGAGCAGCCATCCCCGCCGATCTATCGATTTCATTTAGCGATGTAACCGTGGGATACACAGCCGCAAATGTCTCTCGGTTCTCGTTAAGCGGAGCATCGGCAGCAACCACACCAACCGACAGGCTGTATGTCGGTGGATATAGCAGATTTGCCGATAGGGACAATGTCGATATCTCCCTACTGATATCGGGTAGAGCAGACTCCACTATGGTTCGTCTGCTTGCAGATATCGCAGCAGATAGAAAAGATTGCGTCCTGTTCGTCTCTCCGCAACTAGATGACGTTCTTAACAAGTCTCAACCCATTGCAACTACTGCGATCACCACGCGCAGGAATCAGACATACAACATCAACTCGTCGTATGTCGTGATGGACAGCGGATGGAAGTATATCTACGACAAGTACAACGACATCTTCCGCTACATTCCGTTGAATCCGGACATAGCAGGTCTTTGTGCAAGGACTGAGTTCAATACTCAGGCATGGTACTCTCCCGCAGGACTGAGCCGTGGGCAGATCAAGAACGTGATCAAGTTGGCATTCAATCCCGATCAGGCATCGCGTGATCTCCTTTATGTCGCGGGTGTAAATCCCGTGGCAACATTCAGCGGAGAGGGAACCGTCCTCTACGGCGACAAGACCATGTTGAAGAAGCCAAGTGCATTCGACCGCATCAATGTCCGTAGATTGTTCATTACGCTTGAGAAGGCTATATCAACTGCGGCTAAATATTCCTTGTTCGAACTAAACGATGAGTTCACTCGCGCTCAGTTCAGGAATCTCGTCATTCCATACTTGCGCGGCGTTCAGGCTCAAAGAGGCATCACCGAGTTCAAGGTTGTCTGTGATGAAACGAACAACACTGCACAAGTGATCGACAACAACCAGTTCGTTGCAGACATCTATATCAAGCCTACGAGAAGCGTCAACTTCATCCAGTTGAACTTCATCGCGACAAGAACAGACAGCGCATTCACTGAGATCATCTAAGAGGAGAGAAAATGGCTAGTCCAATCCCAACCCAACTAAGTCCGGGAGTCAAGGTTTCTGAGATCGATCTTTCTCAGTTTGTTCAGCCAGAGGCATTCAACCGAGGCGGAATGGCTGGAATCTTCAACTGGGGTCCAGGTCTTGTCGCTACAACCGTAAGCACAGAGAGTCAACTTGCAGAAATCTTCGGCAAGCCGACGCTTGATCAGTTCGATACTGCTGGTAATTCGGACTTCCTTGCTGCATCGAACTTCCTCCGCTATTCAAGCAACCTACGGCTTGTTCGTCTTGTGCAGGGAGGAGACTACAATGCTGTTTCTGCTGATCCCGGCATAACCTGGATCGGCAGCGTTACCCATGCAACCATTGAGAATGAAGATGCTTTCCGTGACTTGGGCGGCTTCTCAGGAAACAACGGCATTGAACCAACATCATTCTTCAAGGCTCGTTATCCGGGTAACTTCGGCAATGCACTTGGAGTCATTGTGTTTGACGGTGTTACTTCGGAAACACTGATAACCACCACAGGTACAAATGCTGGTTTCAGGGACTACACTGTTTCTGGTGGGTATTCCAGTCTATCAATGCCTGGTATAAGTTTTGGAACGGCAGGAGTCACCTTGCAGGCTCAGTTTGTCGATCTTGTCGAAAACATAGACGAAAACGACAACCCAACAGGAACATTTACTCCAATAGCAACAAACATCTCATCGCTGAACGGTGGTTTTACATTCGGTCAGTTTAACTGGAAAATGATCACATTTGATGTGCCTCCTGACTTTGACAGCGCACAGGAGTTCATCAATTTCTTCACATCTGAAGGTAATGCAGGAAACGGTCAAGCACCACTAGGAAAATTTCTGTATGCTACTGGAACGACCGCAAGCAACCGAAGTCTGATGCAAGATGGATCGAATCCCGATGGGAATAATACCAATGTGATTCCACTTCGTCTACCCTCTTCCAGCATTGGAAGAGAAACAAATCCAATTCATGAGTTTGGTATAGCAGGTACTGGCTACTTGCGAGAATTCATGCTTCCAAGTTCAACTCCAGGAAAAGTTGACTTTCTTTTCTGGGAATTTGATAATACCAACTTCTTCCCGAATTTCAGACCAGGACAGGTTAGAAGTTTCGGTGCATTGGGTAGCAAAACAATCTGGAGAATAGTACCAACAGAAAGTAATGGTATACCATCCAATTTTGAAAATAGTATATTCAATGCTTCTAGAAATATATCAGATTACCTCTCCTCTGCCAATTTCCCAACTACTGATTTAACTGCCTTCAATGATGATTATAGATTGATGGAATATGTCAATCGGTGGTCTGGTATACCATCATTCTTGGACGGAAGCCCAAACAATGGATTTGGTTGGGTCAATTTGATTGGTGGGCTTACTGGTGCCAGAAGCCTTAGAACCATTGACACGGATGGTACTTTGACACTTGCAACGATTAACTTCGATTCAAGTGGTGGAATAACTGGTATCAGAAACAACTTTGCCTATGGTATAGTCCAACTTGGCGATTTCCGCGGACAATCGACCACGGAAACATCCGAAAATGTAAACTACGAAGGTTCATTCATCTTCGATAAGAATCCAGGAACATCGGAGTTTGCATCATCGGTTGGCGGAAGCAATGACGAGATCAGCATCGCTGTCGTGGATGTCGAAGGAAAGTTCGGTCCAAGAGGGGCAGTCCTTGAGAAGTTCGAACTACTATCAAAGGCAGTTGATGCAAAGAATCTGAACAATGAGTCGATATACTACAAGGACTACATTAACAACAACTCAAGGTATATCTACTGCACAAAGGCATTTGGATTTACTGGTGGCGGCAATGCAGATTCTACTGCAACCACTGCATTCGGAGACATCTACACTGGATACGTCATCGGTGGCATAACCTACAATAGGACTGGATTCTACGATTCAATCCTTGAGTATGGTGAATCCAGCGTTTCTGCTGCAACTGAGTCCGAACTTATCGAAGGTTATTCGATCTTTGCGGACGATGACAATGCAG